AGATAAGTGGAGTATCGTTCCTACCTTATTCCGAACATACGTACCAACAGGCCCCTTATGAACCCATAGACTTAGAGACCTATGAGAAGCTGAAGAAGGAGTTTCCTGAGTCCATCGACTGGACAATCTCAGAAAACTCCGACATGACGGAAGGGTCTCAGCAGTTAGCCTGCACCGGCAACAACTGCGAGTTGTAACTTACGGGGGCCTTAGCGCCCCCTTTCTTCTTCTTCTACTGCTAAATTCCCCAACAACAAACCACCACCGGCAGACCTCATCTGTTCTGCTCTCAGCGCTTCCTTGCTTGGCTCCAAAGCAGCCAGTTCCTGTAGCATTCCTTTGGCTGTCTTTCCGGAGTCAGTACCAACGCCTACGTTAGGGTTTTTAGCTTGTGAAATACCAGCGACTCCTCTCGCTTTGGACTTCATTACGTCTAAGTTTCTGACGTTTTGAGTCATCGGAGGCGTCACAGCTACCAAACGATGCGGTATAATTTTCTTCATCATGTCCAAAGCAGGAACAACGCCTCCAGTACCTCTTTGTATTTTAGAAGCAAGGTTCTCGTATAAATTATGTTCATCAGACATGACGCCTGTCATAGTGCCGTTTGGTTTTACTTTGACTAAGTAATTGATCCCGCCTTCAGTAATCGCAGAACCCGCACGAGAACCAGTTATCCACAAGCCGTTTTCTTTGCTTGTAGCGTCAGCGACCCTGAATATAGCCCGTTGTGCTGCTAAAGCTGCGTTTTTGTCTTCAGCTGTTGCACCCTTAGCTTTTGCTTTGTCTGCTAATTTACTGGCCTTTTCAATACTTTTCTCAGAGAGTTTACGCATTTCCCTCTCTAGCTCTTCATAAGGAACTTCTGTTCTGTCTCTGAATAGCTTCTTGAGCGGAGCAACATAGGGCGCGTTGTACATCACGTCATTGTAGTGTTTACCCGTGACTGACGCACCTCCAGCACCGGGTGCTTTTATGACTAGCTTAGTGTCCTTACCTTTTGCAAAAGGGACCTGAGCGCCTGTTGCGTCAGGCTCTTTCCAGACTCTGCCAAAGTGTTCCTCAAATATCTCTAGGTCTTTGTCAGACACATTGACTCTACGGCCTGTGCCTGTTTTTGTAGCCGTGATGTCCTTGTCTTTTATCTGACGTTTATAGTCTCCGACTTTGTAAGAAGAAGCAGGCACAAAATCAGACAATTCTTCCATGTTCAGAAGTACGTCTGCTACTTTACCCTCTCTACCTCCTTGTGCCCTGATCCTAGATAGGTACTGTCCTGTGTTGGCTATACCTACGTGCATGGGGTTGGGGCCTCTTTCGTCAGGCTTTCGGGGTCTTTCGGCTTCTTTAAGCTGGTTACGTGCTAATTCTTGAGACCGTCGTGTAGCCCCTGTTTCTCTGTAGAGCGCTCTTGACGCAGGGTTCATAAGATCTCTAAGAGTAGCAGCAGTGTTCTTTGGTAGATAAGCCGCTGTAGCCAAGCCCGGAGTTGTGCCGTAGAATCCGGGAATTACATTGTCTGCGCTGGACAAGGCCATTCCTCTACCAGACAAAGGTCCGGTCATGGCGTCCATGGCTTGTGACCCCTTTTTAAGTAAACCAGCGCCTACGAGATTTGCAGGGGTCCTCAACTCGTTTAAAGCAAAGTTAGGAACAGCTAAAGCGTCAACTTGTGTTTTACGAGGGGCAGTCATAGGTATGCCTTCCGACCCAGCATAAACAGGAACAGGAAGAGACCCTAAAACATCAGCACCACCAACAGGACTGAACAAAGACCCTACAGCTTGTCCTAGTCTTTCAGTACGTCGTTGTTCAGCCTCGCGTTGTTCTGTGCTTCGGCCTTCTCTTAGCGCCCTGTTTAACTCAAGGATATCACTGCTCATTCTCAGGCTCCTGATTGATGTCCGCAAGCATCTGAGCCAACATAACTTTGTCAGCCCGTAGTGTAGCTAGAGTTTCTGCTGTTACGTTACCGCTGTTTATCATCTTGTCCGTAGCCCGAATTAGTTCTCTGACGACTTCCCTTCTTCTTCTTTTACGACCCATTCGGGCAAGACCCATGCCTACACCAGCGCCGCCTATGATCTGCCCAAGTATTGGGAAGCCAGCCAAGGCCGAACCCGCAGCACCCGCTGTAGCGGCGATAGCGAGAGGAGTAGTAGGAAAACGTAGACCAGACACGTCTTCAATGCCTTTCATCGTACGTCCAACCATTGTCTGGTTTATGGCTTTACCTGCCTTGACATCGAGCAGGTTCTTGGCTCTGAACAACATGGACATGCCGTTGATAAGTCGGTAGGCTTCATCATCAGGCATCAACTTAAGGAACGCTTGGTTCAATTCGTCCCGTACGTACTTACCTGCTACTTCTTTCGCGTTAGCTAAGTCAGGGTTCTCAAGTCCTGCCGTAGGCTTCTTACGGAATATCTGCTTGTCAAGGGCGCGTCGGACTTCAAGAATGTCTCTGGCTGTAATGTTGCCCTTCTTTGCTCGTTCTTGAAGTCTTTTGACAGCCGTGTCAATAAACAGGTCCACCTTTTTTTGTGCATCTGGCATCAACTCAACGTAGTCATCAAGGTCGTGAAAGCCAGCCTTGAGTTCTTCCAAAGAGTCAGTTAGGTCTTGTACCTGAGTCACGGGGTTTTTAGACCTTTTAATGTAGCTCTGTAGATCAGCCTCGTGTTTAGCTAGTTGACCATCTACGACCTTTGCGTTTACCGCTGGGTTACGGTCACCTTTGTAGTCCGGAAGCGTCTGTAGGTAGTCAATCACAGTTTCTTCAGACGGAGAGTGCATGTACACGTTCCGATTCAATGCCCCTACAGGCTCTACAGTGCCCGGTGCTTTAACGTAGTCCTCAGGCAACAGGCTGTCTGCAATGGCTTTACGTTCTTCTTCCAGACGCGCTTCTGTAGCCTCTCTGGTGGCCTGAACACGGGCGGATCTTGGAACACCGGGAACCCTTGGAGTCGGTGTCTTACCTAAGGTTCCTATGTTCAGGAGCATTTCAGCAGTAGTAGCCTCCTCTGGATACGCCTGAGCCAACTCACCTATCTTCTCTACGCCACGCTTGATGTCAGAGGCTTCGTACGACTCTGAGACAAACTCTTGGAGAGCCTCAGGAGCGTACCTTTTGTAGGCTTCTCCTGCTACTGCTCCTGCTGTCTCTCCAGCAGCGCCGACACCAGCAGCAATATCAGCTGCCACTCTAAACTTTCCGGGAGGTCTTTCCATAAGCCCCCTGTAACGCTCACGGGTTTCCCTGAAACGCTCAGGTGTTTCTGCAATCATTCCCCGCATACTCTCAGGTTCGCGAGGAGTAGGAGGAGTTACAGTAAAGGTTTCTCCGTTAACAATACCAATGACTTCTCCTGTCTGTTTGTTAGTGGCAGTCTTGAGCGGCAACCATTGTTCACCGTCCCAGTATATTTTCTGTCCTGTCTGTGGATTAGTCGCTGTCTTCATGTCTTAGTCCAATTCAAAACCTTCGGGAAGTACTTCTTCTGCTTCTTCTGCTTCTTCCGGCATAGTTATGCTTGGGAAGCTGGTCATGTTTTGTTCACCCACTCGTTTTGCAGTGGCGGTCCTAACTTTGTTAAAGTTCTGTACAGTTTCAACCATAGCGCGTCTTCGGATTTTTAACAGGCTAAACAAAGCTTCTTGCTGTGTTGTAATGTCAGCAGCAGCAATCAACTTAGCGTACTCTCTATCCGCATCTGACAAACCAGTGCCCGAACCAAAGTCTTTAATCTGGTCAGCAACAATCTTACCCGCTTCTGAAATAAATGTTTCAGCGTTGGTGATTGCGGGATCGTAAGGCATGCCAATAAGCTCACCAAATCGTCTGAGGTTTAACTCTACGTTAGCCGCAAGACCCGTAGGCATACCGCCTTCTAAACGTCCGGTTTGTCTGTCGATCAACTCAATCATGTCACGAGCATCTTGGGCCTTAGTGTTTAACTCAACAAAGTTGTTGACATTGGCTTCTGCCATTGCTTTAACCCCAACTTCTTGTCCTGTGTCGATAATTTCTTGAACCTGTGGAGCCTTGCGTACCAACCCTAGCTCACTGGCTTTAACGTACTTGTTAGTCTGGTCATTGTAGACTAAACCAAAGTCATTTACGTTTACAGGCTTGATGTTGCCTTCTGCGTCCTGCCAAGCTTCTAGCTTACCTGTGCGACCTTTGAGCAAAGCGTCTGCTTCTTCGGCTGAAACAGGACCCATAGCAGTAATCTGAGCAGGAGTAAACCCAGCCATCTTTAGACGTGCCGAAATTACCTGAGGATTGTCCAAAGGCAGTTGCTCAATCTGAAACTCTCGTATGTCCTTGCTTATAGCCCGTAGCTCGTCCATGTCTGTAGTTGATCTTGCGGTCGCTGCTTGGTCCGGAAGACCTGCTGTTTCTGCTGCTACTGCTACTTGCTCTTGGAAAGCACTAAGTTGGGTCTGTGCTGCCCCCTGTGCCTGCAACTCACGCGCTGCTTTTGCGTACTTTACGGCGTTCTCCATGTCACCTTGGCTCTGATAAAACTTAGCTAACTCCATCAAACCCTGAGGAGTGTTGGTGTCAATCTGAGCCAGCTGTTGTTTTTGTGCTTGAGCCTGTTGTTGCTGCCTAAGTTGTTGTGGCAGTGTAGCAGCGCCGCCTACAGCAGACAACAGCCCACCTTGGACAGAACCCATGGGGCTTGCCATTTGTCTTAAAAATTCTTGTGAGAACTTAGCCACGATTAGTCTCCTTAATCAATATGTTTTCGAAGCTTTACGGGAAAAGCCGTTGCCACCAGCGTCCGTCATTGTTACTATCTGTAATACCCAAGAAGTCAAACAAACCTCTGCCTCCGCTGACAACGTCTTCAAATATGTTGCCACCTGATCCGCCGTCTGCAGGTACAGTAAACGCCTTGTCCAACATACGACCACCTACTTGACCCAAAAGGTTAGCCCTAGCACGTTCTTGCAACAGACGCGCTTCAAGGCCTGACATAGCTGTTTCACCAAAGAGGCCAGCACCGTACTGCTGAAGTCCTGATTGAAACTCAGCCAATTGTTGAGACGGTTGAGTAGCAGCAAGTAGCTGTGCCTGAGGCAAGTAACTAGCGCCTAAGTACTGTTGACCCAGTTGAGCCTGTTGCATCTGCTCTGCTTGCGCCTGTTGCATTGCCTGCATAGCCGCCATATTCTGAGCTTCTTCCTGAGCCTTCGCCATTGCAAGTTGCTCTGGGGTTCCCCCGTACTGCGCTGTTTGTACACCAAGACGGCCCTGAGCCGCTAGACGCTCTTCCAACGCTAAACGCTGTCTCTGTTCTTCTGGAGACTGTACGGCACGTATCCGGTCAAATATTTCCTGCTCTCTGGTGGTTCTAGGAGCCTGTGCTTGCTCAAAGAATTGACCAGCGCCTCCAAACAACTGTTGTTGCATCGCTTGTTCTTGAGGGGACAAGCCTAAAGTTGTTGTAAATTGTCCAGTAGTAGGATCAACTTGGGTTCCAAATTGTCCTCCAGTAGCAGTAGTGACTGTAAAGGGCCTAAACTGGGTTTGCTCTAGGCCCATCTGGGCAATGTCTAAGGCTCCCGGAACTTCCCTTCCACGGACAGTTGTACCAACTAGGGCTTCTTCACCTACGTCGGACAAGCGGTCGTACTCTTCTTTGGTCAACAAACCACCAAGCAATCCCGGCACAGCGACCTCTGGTTGAAGCAAATAGTCTAAAATGCTCATTCTTTTCTCCTAGTTAAAGCAACTTACCTATTAAGGCCATTACGTTAATCTCCTGTAGCGACAAAGGTGATCCGTCAATTTCTGACTCTAGACCTACCTGTACACTTGTTCCGTATCCGGTGGTGTTGAGGCTACGTTGGTTTGTTAGCTGTCCACCTGTAAATTCTACCGTTGTGTACTCACTTTCACCAAAAAAGCCAGTAATCTGAGTACCTACCGTAAACTCTGTTGTTGCGTATGTTGTGTCGAAGTCATACGCCCACTTCATAAATACTGTTGCGTTGTTTGCACCAACCAGTGTTGGCTTCAACTTCTTCAAAATCTTGACTCTAGAGCTATCACCGAATGTCAGGCTTGGGCTGTAGTACTTAAAACGGTAGCCCAGTCCGTTGTCACTGTAACCGGTGTACGTACTAATACCGCTGGTTGTTCCTATATGAAGCGTACCGTTTTCTAGTCGTGTAAACGATGTAAACTTAGTTGACGGCCAGCGTGTTACACGGTACGACCCATTCTCTAGTGTGCCTCTAACGTCAAAACAGTACGTTACGTCCTGACCAGTAAAGGTTAGAAGGTAGAAGCCCTCCTCAGGACTGTACACAGACCTAAAAAACTCTGTCTCATTCTGTAGTGCAGCAATGATGTCCTTAGTAATGTTGCCGGACAAACTGCTGATAGGCATTGACTTTTCTTGTATTGTCCTGCCAAAGCTCTTAAGTCCCGTATGCGACAAGAACAACACGTCTGTACCAGTGTACTGCACAGTGTCCCTGTTGACGCAACCAATGCCTGCTACGGTATCTGATAACGTCATAGAGGCAGGAGAAGTAGCACCGTCATATACAATAATGCTGTGCTTACCAAAAATAATCAACAGGCCGTTGTGTGCCGCCAAAGCTACAATTTCGTCGTAACCGTCAGGCCACACTTTAGATACATCAATGTTGCCGCTAGAGCCTCCTGACCATGCTGCTCCGTCTAACAGGTCTGACCAATAGATAGTAGACTTGTTAGTACTAAAGTCCGCAGTCCATAAACGTCCATACGCTGCTAACACTTCATGACCGTACATAGTACTAGCAACGCCAGTAGCGTGAGGATGACTTGACAGTGCTTCTACAGATCCTACATGGTTTGAGTAAATCAAAGGCTCATAGCCACGTTGGAAGAAAAACATGTGGTCATTAAAGTTAACAATTTTCCAGTCGTTAGCAGTAATTGTGTAGCTACCGGGAGTCTCATCTGCCAGTGTAGTTGTGCCACTCATAATCTTGTTGTTACCAACAGAGAATATCTTGGTGTTTCCTGCGTCGTCCCTATATTCTTTAATGCTGTACAAAGAGTCAGTACCTAGGACAGTCTTGTTTGTTGTTACAACAGTGTGGCCCTTACGTGCAGCAATACGACCACGTTTGTCGATCACGGCGTTGTCTGCAATTTCTGCAAACGACGGGTCTTGAGCCAACGGCGAGTCTTCGGTGTTAACACCTTTGAACGCCGGAGCTACAAGATTGATACTTTGCAGTTGTTCAGCCATATTAAATAGTCCTAAATACCATCTCTTCAGGGTGCTTTGCGGCGTCTATAGCAATAGCGTCAGACAAAAACTTATCAGCAATGCTAAAGTACTCAGCAACTGACGTGCCTCCTGTCTCACCACGCTCACGGGCCAACAAAGCTACGGCGTAATGAATTACAGGTTGCGAAGGTACAAGCAGTGAGTCCGTGTTAGCACTCAAGTCAGCCTGTCGCTTAATTACGTCAAACCGAAGGCTGTACACAGCGTCTGGTGTTGGGCCTACAAGTACTTCTGTGTCGCCACTAGAGTCCAACCCGTTGTACGTGTAGTACCGTGGTGCGCCTTCTGCTGCACTGCTAATGTACAGCTGCTCATTGAACCAGTCTTTTGTCTGGTAGTCCATGAACAGGTTGCTGGTGTCGTTTAGGACACACATGACTTTTACATTGTCGCCGCCACCGGTCAATGAGTAACTGTTGTCGGAAGCAGTAGTAGTTACAACAATGGTTTCACGCAAAGCGGACCAATCTGTTGCTTCTTCTACTAGCTTCTTAGCGTCGTTGATGAAGTCACCCACCATTTTGACATAGGTTGTACTTGTGACTGACGTGGTCTCTTCTTCACGCAACCGACGTAGTACACTGTTCATTAGGTTTAAATATGTCATGTTAATTTCCTATTAGGATCGCTAGTAAACATGCCTTGGTTTATTGGTTGCACCTGTGGCGTAGTCGTTTGTCTATCAATAAACTGATTAAGTTGTTGTAAAGCCGTTGGTTGTTGTTGTACGGACCT